TACCATACCAGACTCAAAAACAGGCGCACAAGCATTCATCCGTGTGAACTTATCCGCCCCCCTTGAAGGGGTAAAGGGCGTGACAGGCACCCCCATTCTCCGCAGTTCTTGGGTGAGCGGCATACCACTGGCCTTTTGTTCAATAAGCACCATGTCTGGCTCAAACTCTGTATATAAATCTTGGGCAACTTCTTTAAGCTCTGGAAAATCCCATCGACCTCGCTGCGCATCAAGTAAGATGATGGCCTCGCCGTCTCCATCCACAGGCTCAAAAATGCCCCAAGTAGTAATAGCAGAGTAGTCTGCCCTCTCTGACTTCGAGAAGGCCGTATCGTATGATTGTATGATGTACGAACAGGCAGGCGGGCTACCACTATCCCAAACATTCCACCACTCCCTCTTGATAATCGCCCCTTCTTCGGCTGTTGGATTTTGTAAATACTGAGAGTTCCATTTAGAAACAGGAATAGATGCCTTAACGGCCTCTAACTCTTCTCGTTTCCAGTATTCGGGCCACAACACGTTGTCTGAATCTGGAAATATCGCCGGGAACTCCACAACATCCCATTGATCCGCCCCGCCCTCGGCCTGCTTCTGCAACACTTTCGCCGTTAAATCCCGTATACTCCACCGTGTCATCACGATGATTATTGACCCGCCCGGCTGAAGTCTCTGTCTTGGACCTGATGTATACCATTCGTAAATATTATCGAGTGCGGTAGGTGATAACGCATCCTGTTCAGACACAGGATCATCAATGATACACAAGTCAGCACCACGACCAGCAAGCGCACCACCAACACCCACGGCATAATACTCGCCCCCTTTGGATGTAGACCAACGACCAGATGCTTTCGCATCACTAGCTAACGCTAAATCAGGAAATATGTCACGATATATCTCACTGTCGATAAGGTTTTTAACCTTACGACCAAAGCCCACAGCTAACTCGGCCGTGTGCGTTGCCTGAATAACCTTAGTATTTGGATTGCGGCCCATAAGCCATGCAGGGAACAAATATGACGCAAACTCAGACTTTGTGTGTCTGGGCGGCATGTTAATAATTAAACGCTTTATCTTGCCTTCAGCCACTTTCTGTAGCTTTTCAGCGTATATCTTGTGATGATTGCCCTCAATAAATGTAGGCCAGACATGCTTTACAAAAGTTATAAAATCGTTTTGCGACTCGTCCCTTTTAGAAACTTCTTCTAGTCGGCCTACAAACTTACTAAGTTCCTGAACCTCATCGTCAGTAAGAAACTCAAGAGGTATGTCAAAGTTTTGGTTCATTCATCTTATCTGCCGCCGCCCAACAGCCTCAAAAAATTATCAGCCGCACTATTCAAGTTAGGGGTCAAACCACTTATTTGACCATACCCAAAGCCTAAAGGATTACCAACTTGTGCAGCTACTGTACGACGAGGCCCCGGTTGAGCAGCAGTTGTGGTAGCAGTTGTAGTAGCAGTAGAAGCAGTAGAAGCAGCATCCTCTTCTGTAATCGGCTCTTCTTTAGCTCTTTTGTCCTGAATTGCAGTGTTTGCAGTTTTAATAATTTGATTAATTTCATTATCACCGCCGCCAAAAACACTTTCATCAGCAAAAACATTGTAATTAAATGCTGGCAAATCACTGTCAGATTCAGATAACGCACCCATGTCAATCGAGCGGCTTCCCTTGCCTAATGCCCCTGTTTCAGGATTAACAGTACCAATAATCTGACCTTGAGCGTCGTAAATAGGTGAATAGCCATTATTCACAATATCTTCATACATGCTTTTAGCGGGATTAAATCCCGTAACCTTTTCAACAAGCCCAGAAATCCCTTCAGAACCTCTACCTGCACGACCAGCCAATTGCTCAAGAGAACTTACAGTTGTTGCGTCAGGATTCAGAGCCAAGCCTGTATTAGGGTCAACTTTACCAGGAATGTTTTTCTTATCCCCTCTGGTCACAGTTGTTTGACGATTCATTAAGTCAGATAAACGACCTATTTCTGATTGTATGGTCGTCGAGTCACCACCCTTAGCACGAGAAAGATCCATAGCAGACTGAACTTCTTCAAGAGATGCGCCAGGAGGAGGAACAGCCTCACCTTCAGCGCCCATACCTCCTAAATCAAAGCCTAATTCAGGAGCCTGCCGTCCACCACGCCCAAATGCTGCTGGGTTAGCTTCTTCAACGCCTATAGAATCAAGGCCAAGGCCGTCAGGACGAGATGTCGGGCCAGTAACTGTTGCAGAAGGCGATGTGGTAGGAGAGTCAAACTCACCAAACCCAGCATTGGGGTCAAATACATCACCCAATAAACTGTTTTGAGCGTTCTCACCCAAAACATCTGCTATATCTATGGCGTCCACAGTGCGACCAGCACCAGTTAAATTTTGAGGCGCACTTCCTATTTGTCCGGGAGTTACATCAGCTAATTGAACTTCAGAAAGACGTTGAGATAAAGCAGGGTCAACAGTAGCCTGCTGACGAGATTTCTCCGCAGCATTGACTTGAGCTGTGTTAGCAAGCGCCTGAGATAACGCATCCATTACAGGATCGCCCTCATCGCTACTGCCACCACCACCGCCCGGAACAGTGGTTGTGCTAAAATTTACTGTATTACTAGATTGAGGCGGCGGATTTTGAGAGGCCGTGTAATAATCGTCACCACTATCGGTGTCAAAAGAATCCATACCAGCAGAACTGTAATTTCCAGTGCTTGAAGTGCCAGCAGTTCCAGAGCTTTCATAAGGGTCGCTGTAACCTCCACCACTAACGCCAAATTCAGCAGTATCAAATGAGAAAAATGACGGAATACCGCCCGGCCCAGGAGCGCCAGAACCACCCATAGCCTGCAAAACATTAGCTTCGCCGGGCGTAATGTACGATAACATGTGAGGCTGACCCGCAATTTGCGTTCTACGAGGAACAGAACCACCCATTGCCATTTGCATCGGCATAGAAGGCTGAAAAATATCTACATTTTGCATGGAAGGTGGCATCGGCAACGGTTGTTGCATCATCGGAGCCATCGGAGCTGCTGGTGCAGGCTGTTTTGCCTGCATTCCAGACATAAAACCCTTAAATTGAGCCCTCATAGAGGGGTCACTTTGAAAATTTAAGCCTGTAGAAGCTGCGGGCGCTACTCCTTGAGGCATCATGGCGCCCATTGGGTTGTTTTGCATCATTTTCACCGCCTAAAATTGATTGATGCGACAATCATAGGCTAATTTAACGTATCAGGCAACAGAATCAACTAAAGTGGAAATCTCATCTACACATTGTAGTAAAATTTTCTGCCCTTTTTCGTCTAAATTAGAGACGGGGTACTCATCAATCGCATCCATCAGACGATTTATCCGCTCTTTTTGGAAATCTGTCAGGGTACCTGCGCTATTTTCCCTAACTATAGGGGCAACAGACAGCCAACGCACCGCATATTCAAGCGGAAGGTCTATTTTTGTATATCCACTCTCATAATTTGAGTATTGACGCTCAGAAACACCCAGCTTCCCAGCGAGCGCACGCTTGGTTAAGCCCATATATGTGCGCTTCTCACGAAGTTCTGACGGACCCCAATCCGAATACGACTTATCACTGCGCTCTGGCATCGCTTTCCTCCACAGCAATCGCACCAGAACGCAATAAATCACGCCGCAAAGACGGAATGTTGGTGTATTGAACAGGCTTGCCCGTCCAATCAGTCGCCAACATAGCCATATCACGCATGAAAGCAGCGTCATCTGTCCTTGATTGCATCTGCGTACTCCGCAATCCAGTTAAAAACTGGCTGTCTGTGGCAGCAGAGAAATGCTTCTCATCACCCATCAGCCATCTGTACTTTGTGTATTCCATCTAAACCCTCCTTCAGGTGTCATATTTTTGACAGTATGCAATATATTTCCAACTTGGTCAATAGTATGCCAGTTGTTTTTGTGGAACATTGCGTAAACCGCTATATTTTTTTGCGTGTGCAAAAAAGGGGGGCAACCCATGCAAAACCCGATCTGCAAATTTTTGAAAAACCCTTTAGGGTACCTGTCATTTTTTTGACGGCCTGGGCGTCAATTTTTTGACACGCCAGTCGGTAATCAAGGCAAAAAAAATGGGGGGCGAAGCCCCCCAAATATTAACGAGATAATTCGTGTCGGCGTTCCATAAAAAACTCGTACCATTCATCATCCAACCCGCCCCATATTGAAGGCGTTCCTGCTCTATTTTCTGGAAGTACTGATATTCCGCCCCCCATTACTTGTCTGACTATGTATCTAGTGTGTGTGTCCCCATCACGATACGAAGCGCCATTATTTTGCTGACCAATAGTTTGAACAACATCATCACCAAAACGTGATCGCCATTCTGAAATAGTTCTGCGAACATTGTTTGGTGTCCATCCAATAGCGTCCATCAATTCACGAACGGTTGCGCCATTTTCAGTGCGGCACATATCCCATGCCGTACCATTGCGAGAAAAACGTCTAAAGGGTTGTTCCTCAGTTGTTTGCTCGCCTTGGTAATCTAGACGGTAATTATCAGACCATTTAAACATATTCATGATCAATGTCACCCATGCTCTCAGCTTTTTTGCGTCTAGTGTAGCTTGATGTTGTCTAAACTCTATTGCGCCTGTAGTAGTAAGGGGTTTAACATTTATCACCCTAAACTTGCCCCCCAAATAATCAGCCATTGCGTTGTAACAGTTGATGCTGTCAAAACGAGCATTTAAGGCATTTGGTACAGGCTGCGCCATTCTATAGTTGCGTCTAGAAGGCGCTAGTATTTCATCAATGCTAGGCTGAAAAGTTGCATATCTTTTGATAACATCACGGCAAAGAGTATAAGAGAACATATCACCATAATAATCTAAAGGCGGATATTGTCTTTGATCTTTATCGTTTGATCCCTCTTCAAAAGATTGCATAGCCAATTCGCAAGCTTTATGAGTAAAGCTTACCATGTCCATGTTCAAAACACGCCTTGCGGAAATATGAACATGACCCCCTAGATCAACAAGGCCAACCCTTGCGCCCGCATTTTCTAAAGCTTGCATGACTTCTCTTATTTTATCCCATGCAAGATCACAATTCGGCAAGGGGGGGAATACAACTTCAGCATCTACAACATCAGTGCTATCTGATGTCACCCAGCAATAAGTAAGATTGTTATCTCTCAATACTTGTTTTGATCGGCTAACAGATATCCCATGAACTTCTAATTCATATCCAAAAACCTGATAACCATCATCAGACCATAGTGAAGTTGTAGATAATAAATTTGTAGCGTCTAATTCTCTATTAGGCATTTTTTTGTTCCTCTATTTTGTTTCACACTAGGCATTAGCGCCTACCCTTTTGTACCATGCAATAGATTACATAGTAAAGAAAAATGTTCGTATTTATTCATTTATTTTCTACTTATTAGACGCATGAAGAATGCCAATTATTGAGGGGCTGCCATTTTTTTTGCGAACAAATTGCTGCTGGCGAGCCAGCTGCCCAGGCAAACCAGGGCGACCAGGCCAAAAGCCAATACCCGATCCCCGAATCCCGAGTCCCGAGTCCCGAGTCCCGAGTCCCGAGCTGCTGGCATGTAGTTTTGCGAACAATTGTTCGGGTTATCGCCAGGCCAGCAACGAAAGCTCGGCGAACATTTTTGCGTGCAGCGGGCGAGCCCTGGCAAAAGTCCCGAATCTACCCGAACATTTTCACGCCAGCAGCGCCCCGTGCATAAAAAAACCCCCGCCGAAGCGGGGGAAAGTTTACCCTAGTGAGAAAACCCGATAACGCACGGGCGGGCGATTAGTTTGTAAGCTCTGGGTTGGACGGGTCTAAACCTAGACTTTCTGTAATGTTTGCCATCGCACCGCAAATTTCATCCCAAACTCGATCCTCTAAATCTGGGTCGCCCTGCTTTAAGACTTGACCATCACGATACCCGTGAAGCGCATCCCAGATTGTTTGTAATTCTTTTTCCATTATGCGGCCTCCTGCTTTTCTCTATATTCGCTCACGACTTCTTCTCCAATGATATACACATACATATTGACCACCTTTTCAGGGTTGCTCAAGTCTGTGGTACACTCTCCGAAGTTGTCTTGCTCATAGTTCTTGATGTGATTGATGATATCCCAGCTTTTGGCTCCCATCCAATCAATAGCCTTCTGAGTTCCAATAATGTAGTAGTCTGTGTTGAAACACTCGTGGTGCAAGTCATCCATGTTGTCAATAATCCAATTAGCACCTTGATGCTTCTTGGTATTTAAGAGCCACTCGTAAAAGTGGCTCTTGATTTCGTCTCTTTTATAGTCCATTTGTGACCTCCAAAACCTTGGATAAAAGTTCTTTTTTATCGTTTGTTGAGAAGCTAGGAATACCCATATTTGAATAGAAAACACTATACATATCACCAGTAACGCCTTCTTTCTTAGCCTCTTCCTCATTCTCAAAGACAAAGATTTGAATGAATTTTTCAATATCAAGGTTAATTTCTAACATAACAGAACCTGTGGCATCATGGATATATGAGCTGTTAATCCAATTAAAATCACAAGCCTTGTTGATCTCTTCCAAAAAATCTTTGTGGATTTTGGTATAGCTATCTCGCATAAACCAAAAGTCCTGATCTACATATTTATCAGTTGCTAATGCTGTATTCATTTTAAAGCGCTCCCTCTGAACCCCAGACAAGTTCATGATCTGGATGATAGATGCCAAAGTTTGTGCCTTCACTATTTAAATGGGCGCCTAAACCTTCACCAGTAAAAAGCATACTGTAACCGTTAGGCAGTTCTAAAGAGTAACCTTCATTACCGCCACCTAAATCAGTTTTGGTAAAACCCATCTTCTGTAAATGTTGTGTTGAGATTTTCATTCTTTCCTCGTTAGTTTTTAGTTTCACAGTGTAGACGGCTACGATGGCCTTTCAAAGTATGTAACTCAGTACAGTGACAGTTCGACCCATTCACCGCCTACACTATATAATATAAGCAATAGTTTTCACACAAACAAGAAAAAAGTTTATTTTTGTGTGTCATAAATTTGACTGCGCCGCAGGGCGCCACCTGAAAAAATGTTCGGATTGCTGCGTCCTGCTGGCAGGCCAGCCAGGAAAGCGAACAATTGTTCGTAAATCGAAGTGCCAGCTCCTGGGAGTTGCAGCAGGAAAGGGCGCCGAACTACGAAAAACGTACCATTGGATACCCTATTCCCCGAACCGAGCCCCGATTTGCTGCAGGCAGCCATGTCCTGCTGGCTTTAAACCGAACAATTGTTTGCATTTAAGCCCGGCCAGCAGCAGCGGGCCCAGGTGCAGCAGCCAGATTCATAGAACAATTGTTCGTATTTACCCGACCCCGGAGCCCGAAAGCCCAGGATGCAGCTGCTGCCAGCACCAAACAAATGTTCGTATTACCGATGCAGCTGGCCCGAAACCCGAACATTTTTGCCAGCAAAACCGGTGTGCCTGGAAGACCGAACCACCGAAACCCGAACATTTTGGAGGCCAGCAGCACCGAACCGAGCTGCCCCGAACACAAAAAAACCCGAACAATTCACCGATTGCCCAGGTCTTTGCCTCCGCCCGCCCGAGGAAACGGAGTTATATGCCCGATTATGGGTTTATTTATTATCCTCTGCTATCTCAGCCACATCATCTGCAGCTGGGGTAACATTTTTCATTCTGCGTTCTGCCATACGCTTAAACTCGTCAAGTTTCTCAAGCACTTGCTCCCGATTCATGGAGTTCACATCCTCGTGCATAACGTGGCTTTTATTAACAAGTAGTCCAGTTGCCTTCAATCTCAGTTCTTCAGCCCGAATAGCTTCACCGAACCGACCAATCA